AACACTATGGTCGAGGCTGGACAACCAGGAACGCACACGTCAAAGACACTGCCCTGGATATGGTGTGATTGGCACAGATTTGGCACAAAATAGATGCAAACCCATGCAAATAGATGCAAATAGGAATCACTTTTGTTTGCATTAACTTGCATATATTTGCGTGTATTTGCGCCAGTTTGCACTCGGAGTGAATTTTCAAGTCCTATCACCCGCACCAAAATTTTCCATACATTACAATAACTTACAAGATATCGGCACGAATTTGGCACAAGATTTGGCACAAGCTTGTTTGACATTGTTGACTCTTTAAGTCATTATCAATGCAATTTTAATCAAGTTTCCAAAAAGAATGTGGAGGTTCAATATGGAAAAAGTTATTGAGAGCAGCGGTGAGAAATCGCAACAACTAAAGCAGCTGTACGATCTGACAACAAACACAACAAGCATGATCGTGCATACAAACAAGAATCAAAAAATAGTATTGTCACAAGCGCAGCTGGAACTGATCCGGCGCGGCATCAATCAGTGTGTCGATACTGACCCCTCTATCTATCTATAGGGGGGATCGATGCTCACAAAAGAAAACACTGTCAATCTTGTTAGATTCTATCCAAGCAGAAAAACGCAGCAGTACGCAGTTGATGCAAGAAAGCATGGATTAAAAGTTAAGAAATTCAGCACCAGGGAAGAGGCGCTAAATTACGCAGCTGAGATCTCAGAAAATTTTACAATGCACACGTCCGGCAAGGCTGGCAAAACACTGCGTAAGATTTTTGATTGCGGCCAGTGCGAAACTGAAAAGAATTGTTGCTATAAAAAAGTAAGACGTAAAAGCGTTCAGAACGGCGAACTACGAGAGCATAGTTTTGAGAACTCGATGCGCGATATGAACTTCTTTCTCAACATCAAGATCGATGGCAAGAAAGTCGGTGACATGACGGCGCTAGAATTTTACAGCAACCCGGCGCAAGTTTATGAATGGATCGTTCCGGCAACACAGAAAAACAGAGTCTTAAAAACTGTAAAAAATTATTGGGCCAGCTACACGCATTTCAATTCGTTTTGTGTCCTGGCTGGTTATGCCGATCACAATATCTTTCGTGACACGCGACCAAAGAGCGGCGGCAAAGAGAACACAAAGTCAGACAAGATTGAGAGAGTGCAGCGCGATGTTGTCGAGCGGATCCTCGAGCAGCTACCGACCGGCAATAGCAATCAGCTGCATGGTTATACAAAATGTAACTGGCGACTAGCTGCTTTCTTTGCAGCACAAACCGGATTGCGCCAGGGCGAACAGAGAGCACTGACCTGGAACGACGTAGACTTTGATTTAAGATCCGTTTCGGTAGACAAAGGTATCGACCGGTATCATCAGATCAACAAGACTAAAACTGTTAAGTCAAAAAGAAAGCTGCGCTTTGCACCGGTAGTTGTCAAAGCACTGCAAGAAGAATACATGCGCCAGGGCAAGCCGCCGAAAGAAGATCTGATCTGGCAAGACACGCGCGGCCATTCAATACATCCCTCGATGTTCATCAAAAAGCTGGCCAAAGCAGCCGCTACAGCCGGTGTTCCTCGTATCACCTGGCACGAACTAAGGCATTACTATGCCTCCGCTCAGCTGGCCTTAAAAGGCGGCACAAAGGATGGCATCTGGAAAGTGTCGAACAACCTGGGCCATAGCAACACTGTCACCACGACGGCAACTTACGGACACTGGCTAAACGATTACGAAGAAGATCCGGAAGAAACTGCAAGAGAAGATCAAGCAGCG